AAAAGACTTGTTCAGTCAAGGCATGACTACAGCGCAAGTTAGAAAGGCTTTACAGGTAGTTGAAGTACGTCCAATAGATAACGCGCTGGTAACTCTACCCGATGTGTTACAGGTACTTGACACTTGGCGTACTGAACGGCTGGAGTTGCTGGAGCGACTGGATAAACAGGATAAAGCTATTCAAGCGTTACGCGATGACTTGGAACGCGCTAACAGACCGTGGTATCAAAAGCTATTTAGCAAGCGCAAGGGTCAAGACCAGTAGCCTACCAGACGCATAAAAAGGCACTAAAAACAGGCTTACAGGAACGCCACGATAAAGCCACGGTAAAGCCACGGTAAAGCCGTAAGGGGCGGTTAAATAGCTGGCAACTGGACGCTTGGAGCGCACGCGGTAGCAACGCGTACGAAATGGTGATAGTAAAACGCGGGGGTATTACAGGCGTGAATTGCACACTTGAACAGCCATACAATGTTATAAATGTTACATTTAGCAAGCCTTTGAATTGTCGCGCTATGTCGCGCTTGGTTGCCCGCTAACCTACAGCTTACCTAACGCTTGCGCATAGAACGCTTGTTCAACACCGTAAAACAGCGTATGTAATGCTTTTCAAGAATGTAACCCGAATATGTGGGGTTAAAGCCATGTTAATAAAAGCAATTATTTAAGATTAGTTTACTTGTAATGGGTTTACTGATAGGGTATAATCTTTGTCAATAGTAAGCGCATTTTAGCGCGTGGCACTTTTACAGCCTATCAAGGCGACCAATTAAAGCGCAACGTCCGCGGGCAAGCGGACGAGGCGGCGGGTTGGTTGCAGTAACGGCTGAGCGGAGCGCGTTACAAGCGGACACCGATATTTTAGCGTAAATTGTCAAGTTTTACAAGTGGCAGTTATAGAAATGCTAAAAACGGCAAACGGCTTAGGTAGCACACACCGCCCGGCTGACTTAGTCCGGGCGTTTTTATTTAACCCCGGGGCATACGGAGTAAAGATTATGCCCAAACCTAAAGCAATATACCCAATCGTGGTTGCAGTACGCGCCACGCCACGCTGGCAAACGTGGCTAAAAGAACTTGCCGACCAACAACAGCGCACGCCCGCAAGGTATTTGCGCGACCTGATTAGTTATTTGCACGAAACAGGGGGTATAGACCTTGCAGATACAGACTTTGAAAGTCAAGTAAGGTTAGCGGGGGTAAAACAAGATGCCTAACCCGCCTAACACACCACCACCCAACCCACTACCAACAGTTACAGATGATGAATTTGAACAGCTTTTTGAAGAGCGCGCTAAAAAAGACCCGGCATTAGGGGCTGGCTGGAAAGCTTTTTTTAATGCGAAAGCTGGCAATACGCAAGCCCAACAGGCGAACGCTGGCTTTACGCTTGGCTGGTATGACGCGTCCGAGGCACTAAAGATAGACCCACCCGAAACCGAATATTTGGCGGGCGTACTAAAAGCTGGTGATTTGGTATGTCTTGCAAGCGAAAGCGGGGGCGGTAAAACGTACTTAGCGATAGGGATAGGGGTTCATGTCGCGAGTGGCTTGCCCTTTGCTGGTAAAAAGACCGTACAATGCCCGGTGCTTTACGTAGATGCCGAAAGCCGTTATAAGCGGTTCAAAAGACGCTTACGCTATGTGGCGAGTGGCGCGGGTAAGCAAGTAGACCTAACTACCTTACCCTTTGCGTTTAGCATATCAAGCGGGTTAGACCTAAACAACGATGAACACCTTGCCGTACTTGGCGATGATATCGAAGCTAAACAAGCTGGGTTAGTTTTTATAGATACTTTGGTTGCCACTACCGAGGGCTTAGATGAAAACAACTCAAAAGAAATGGAACCGCCACTTAGAAAGCTTGGCGAGCTGGCAAGCAAACATAACTGTACTATCGTCCTATTACACCACCTGAACAAGAAAGGCGACCACTACAGGGGGGCAAGCGCAATAAAAGGCGCGTCCGATTGTATGTATTACTTACAGCAGAATAAAAGCACTGGCATAACAACGGTAAAAGCCGAGAAAAACAGAGACGGTGACGGCGATATGGAATTTGCATATAAGACCGATTTTATAACCGACCCGCTAAACGGCGAACTTGACAGCGTTATGTTTTACGAAACTATCCCACCCAAACAAGATAACCCAACTACCGATTATGTCCTTAAATTCTTGTATGACAATCAACAGGCAAACATAGACGAAATAGTGAACAACGCGCCACCGAATTTAAGCTTTTCAAGGCAATCTATTTATCAGATATCGAACGCTGGGTTAATCGAACGCGTGAACAAGGGCGGGCGTGGTGTAAAAGCTATTTATGCCCTTACAACTAAAGGACGAAATCACCATGTTAGTTGTTAAAGTTGAAGTTGTAAGTTGTTGTACCCTTAAGGGGGGGTACAACTCAACAACTTTACATAGTTGTTGTAATTACAACTTTTTACAACTTTTTACAACTTTACAACTTAGGTAAAAAAGGGGCTTAAATGGCAACGATTGACACCGATAAAATCAAGCGTGAAACTGATTTGCTTAGTGTGGCAAGCCGTTATACGAGCCTGAACAAGAAAGCGAATACAGGCGGGGGTGAATACGCTGGGGCTTGCCCGAAGTGTGGCGGTACAGACCGCTTTATCGTACAGCCCTTAGCTGGTATTTGGTTATGCCGTCAATGCCACCCTAAATTTGGCGATGTAATAGAGCTGGTTCAGTATGTGGACGGCGTAGGCTTTTTAGACGCTTGCGAGCGTTTAGGTTACAGCAAAAGCAACGGCAAAAAACAACAGGGCGCGTTACAGCGGTTCAATACCACGCAAACGCCACCTGAACAGCCTAAAAGCGACTGGTACAGACCACCAACGCCTGAATGGCAAGCTATGGCACTTGATTTGGTAGAGAAATACGAGCGCACCCTTTGGCGTGCAAACGGCGTAGACGCAAGGCGATACCTGAACAAGCGCGGGCTAAAAGACGAAACGATAAAACACTTTAGGCTTGGCTTACAGCTGGGTAAGTACAGAAACGCAATATCTATGCCTTGCTTTGTGAATGGCGAACTTTGGTATCTCAAGTATCGCAACTCTGTAGGGCGTAACAGCAACGCGCCTAAATATATTTGCGAGCGTAACAGCAGACCGCAAGCCTTGTATAACGGCGATACTATCCTGAAAGGCAAACCCGCGCTGGTTCTTGAAGGTGAATTTGACACGATGCTGGCATGGCAGGAATTTGGCGATATTTTACCGACCTTTACCGTAGGGAGTGCCACTAACAAGATAGACGTTATAGGCTTTGGTTCTTACTTGTTACGACCGTCCTATTTGCTGATATTGCCCGATAATGACGATGCGGGCTTGGCTATGGCTGGTGAGATGTGCAACTTGGTAAAAGACCCGCGAATAGTTGCGCTTGACACGAACGCAAAAGACCTAACCGACTACTGGCAAGCTGGTAACGATGTACGCGCTTGGGCACTATCAACTTTGGAATGGCACGCTAAAACAGGCGTACAGCAGAAAGGCTAAAACATGAATTTGAACACTTGCGAAATGGCGATAAAGCCTGACTATTGCATGAAAGTAAAAGGCGACTGTATGGCGAACGCTGGAATACTGGACGGTGCTATTGTTTTTATAAAGCAACAAGACAGCGTAAAAGACGGCGAAATAGGCGCGGTCAAGCTGGACGGCGAGCCTATGATTAAGCACGTTTATTATTACCCGGGTTATGTGGTGTTACAGCCGGCAAGTCCGGGCTATAAGTCTTATTTAATACGCGATGACGAACGCAACAGGTTAGAGTTTTTAGGCAAGGTTATAGGCTATCAATTCATGTTCAAGTAAGCTATTGCAGACCTGAAAAAGCACCAGATAAACAGGTTGTAACAGGTTGTATTTATTACAACTTTACAACTTGTAGCTTTGGCGGGTGAACAGCCGTAAGACGCTAAAAAAGTATTGTAATTGCCTTGTACGGCTGGCTTGTTACCTAAAACTTTGGGATGGTTTTATGCCTTACTGGGATATTCAAAAGTCAACTTCTATGGTCAACTTTAAGCACCATAAAAGCCCTAAAAAGCACCGTTTTAGGCGGTAAAAGTTGAACACATGGAGTTGAACTTAATAGCCGTTTTAGTCTGTTTTTTTAGGCTTACAGCTGGACTAAAAGCCCGGGGGCGAAAAATCCGCACTAAAAAAAACATACGATGAACAGGGGTGCCGAAAAATCCGTCCTAAAAAAAAGGGGTGGCAATAAAACTGCCATAAAAAAAAAGGATATAGAGTACATAAAAAAAGGGGGGTGTCCGAAAAACGGTCATAAAAAAAGAATTATCAGACACATTAAAAACCGAACACACGAAATCGAACAAGTGCAACGCACGGAGTGCAACAATTAGCGCGTTTTAGGCAATTAAAAAGCCGTGCAAGGCGTAAGCTATAACACGGCTGGAGTATTGAATTTAGGGCGTTTTTAGGGCTTGGTAAGCCTTAGACCTAACACGTCGCAAGGGGCATTAGTCATATCTTGGAACTCACCTAAATAAATCTCTGTAGTCTTGATACTGGCGTGCCCTAACGTGAATTGTATTTGCTGGATATCCGCACCACCACGAAATGACAGCTTGGCGAATGTACGGCGTAGGTCATGGGCACTAACGTCAAACCCGCACTGGTTAGCGTACAGCTTTACCACGTCTTGTACGGCTTGGCTGGTCATTGAGTTGCCCGAAAGGTTACCGCCTTTGTTTATCGACCTAAAGACACGCCCGCTATCTATGCCCGCTTGGCTTGCCCAAACGTCAACAGCTTGCTTAGTCCACGATGGGATAGGTACAGACCTTACACGGTTACCCTTGCCCAACAGGTTCACGATAACCCACCTACCGTCCCTTTGCTGGATATTATCAAACTCAAGCCTTGCAACTTCTGAACGGCGTAAGCCACCGCCTAACATTACGGCGAGTATGGCACTATCACGCACGCCCTTTAGCGTGGTTACGCCCGGGGCATCTAACAGGGCTTGGGCTTGGCTGGTGCTTAACCAGTTACCAGTACGTACGCCCGCACTTCTTACGCCTTTTACGCTGGCAATACTTTGAGCCACTTGCAAGGGCATAAGTTCATTGTCGCTTGCTTCTGTAGCGAACTTGCGAATAGCACTTAATCGCTGGTTTATGGTTGACGGCGCGAAACCTTGTTCTTGTAACGCCACCTTGTAGGCATTGACTACAGCCTTTGAGAGCGTAGGGCGTCCGCTATCGTCATACCAACTAAAAAAATCGTCAAGCGCGTTTTTATACATTACCCGCGATACTTCACTGGTAAGGCTATCCGTTACAAGCTGGGTAACTTTGGCGTAAGCTTGGGCACTGGCTTGCTGGCTGGTTAGGTTATTTGGCTTGGTAGTGGTTAGGGCTTGGTTAGTCATGGTTCTATATCCTTTACTGTAATAACTTGCTATAACGCCTATTATAATAAGCTATTATTATGATTAAGTCAAGGGTGAATTGCAGGCGATTTTAGGCTGGCATGAATAGTGCAGTTACAGGGGCGTAAGCGCACCATAAGCGTAAGCGCATGATAGCGATTAAACGCCTACCAAACGCAAAAGCCTACAGTAAAACACGCTTAGGCGAACGCTTACAGACTGGAGTAAAGGGCATGATAACACCTAAACAAACCGCTAAAACGCTTGATGTTAGTACAAGTACACTTAGGCGATGGTCAAGCGAATTTGAGCCGTTTTTAAGCCGTAGAACAGGAACTAAACGCACTTACACCACGGACGATATAGCCACGCTAAAACGCGTAAAAGACTTGTTCAGTCAAGGCATGACTACAGCGCAAGTTAGAAAGGCTTTACAGGTAGTTGAAGTACGTCCAATAGATAACGCGCTGGTAACTCTACCCGATGTGTTACAGGTACTTGACACTTGG